ATGGCAAAAGATCTTAAATTCTCTGAAGACGCACGTCAAGCAATGTTACGTGGCGTTGATAAATTAGCAAACGCTGTAAAGGTTACAATTGGACCTAAAGGACGAAATGTTGTTCTAGATAAGGATTATACAACACCTTTAATTACAAACGACGGTGTAACAATTGCTAAGGAAATAGAGTTAGAAGATCCATATGAGAATATGGGTGCAAAATTAGTGCAGGAAGTTGCGAATAAAACAAATGAAATTGCTGGGGACGGTACTACTACAGCAACAGTATTAGCGCAATCAATGATTCAGGAAGGTCTTAAGAATGTTACAAGTGGTGCAAATCCTGTAGGCTTAAGACAAGGTATTGACAAAGCAGTGCAAGTGGCTATAGAAGCGCTTCATGAGATTTCTCAAAAGGTTGAAAATAAGAACGAAATAGCGCAAGTTGGAGCTATTTCAGCAGCAGATGAAGAAATAGGACGCTACATTTCTGAAGCAATGGATAAAGTAGGTAACGATGGCGTTATCACAATTGAAGAATCAAATGGATTTAATACAGAATTAGAAGTAGTTGAAGGAATGCAATTTGATCGCGGTTATCAATCACCATATATGGTAACTGACTCAGATAAAATGATAGCTGAATTAGAACGTCCATATATATTAGTAACGGATAAGAAAATTTCATCATTCCAAGATATTCTTCCATTATTAGAACAAGTTGTGCAGTCTAGTCGACCAATTTTAATTGTTGCGGATGAAGTAGAAGGTGATGCGCTTACTAATATTGTTTTAAACCGTATGCGCGGAACATTTACTGCTGTAGCAGTTAAAGCTCCAGGATTTGGTGATCGACGTAAAGCAATGTTAGAAGACCTAGCAATATTAACTGGTGCTCAAGTCATTACTGATGATTTAGGTTTAGAACTTAAAGATGCATCTCTTGATATGCTAGGTACTGCAAATAAAGTTGAAGTGACTAAAGATCACACAACAGTCGTAGATGGTAATGGTGATGAAAATAATATTGATGCTCGTGTAGGTCAAATTAAAGCGCAAATTGAAGAAACTGATTCAGAGTTTGATAAAGAAAAATTACAGGAACGCTTAGCAAAACTAGCTGGTGGCGTAGCTGTTATCAAAGTAGGGGCTGCAAGTGAAACAGAACTTAAAGAACGTAAACTAAGAATTGAAGACGCATTAAATTCAACACGTGCGGCGGTGGAAGAAGGTATCGTTGCTGGTGGTGGTACTGCGTTAGTCAATATATATCAAAAAGTAAGTGAAATTAAAGCAGAAGGTGATGTTGAAACAGGTGTTAATATTGTTTTACAAGCATTACAAGCACCAGTTAGACAAATTGCTGAAAATGCAGGATTAGAGGGTTCAATTATTGTTGAACGTTTAAAACATGCAGAAGCGGGCGTTGGTTTCAATGCAGCAACAAATGAATGGGTTAATATGTTAGAAGAAGGTATAGTAGATCCAACTAAAGTAACTCGTTCAGCGTTACAACATGCAGCAAGTGTAGCTGCTATGTTCTTAACAACTGAAGCAGTCGTTGCTAGTATTCCGGAGCCAGAAAATAATGAACAACCTGGAATGGGTGGCATGCCAGGTATGATGTAAAAACGTCCATAAACGTTGATTTAAAGGCGTTTAGTTATTCTTTATGACATAATAATGACATAAAAATTCTAAAATAATTCTTTACTGACGTTTTCCATGAGTTTACTAAACTTTTGGGAAGCGTCTTTTTTGTATGAGTTGGTAATTTTGGCATAGATGTTCATTGTGGTATTTATATCTTTGTGGCGTAAGCGTTCTTGTATTTCTTTGATATGTACACCTGCTTCAATCAGTAACGCACAATGCGTATGACGGAATGAGTGTGTACTTATATGTTTATTAGTAATATCAGTCTTTTTCATAATTGCTTGAATCCATGTAGACAGTTTTTTAATCACAAGAGGATAACCATTCACATCAGTAAACACAAAATTATTATCTACATATAATTCATTTTTCCAAGTGTCCTGGACGTTTACCTTATAATCTTTGAGTAATTGAATCACGTGGGGATCTACTGAGATTTTACCGATTGAGCTTTCGGTTTTGGGTGTAAGTATCTGATAATGCTTTTTATTATTATTTGGATTGTAATAAGTCTTGGTAATACTAATTGTGTTATTCTCAAAGTCTATATCAGACCATTTTAACGCTAACAGCTCGCCTGCACGCATGCCAGTATATGCTAGTGTGGTAAATACTTCAAAGCTATTTTGTGGTGAATGGTGATTTTTAGCAACCTCCAGGAATTGAAATAACTCATCTTTTTCAAGAAATTTTTTATGTATCTCACTATCCTCTAATTCTTCTACACTTACTTTCTTTTTAGGTCGTTTAATACCCTCACTAGGTAATGTTTTTATTAATTTCATATCATGTGCGTACTTAAATATCATGTTAGTAGATGCCACAATACTATCAACATAATTCTTACTATACTGTGTGCTCATATCGTCCACAAAGCGTTGATAATCATGTTTCTTGATAGCTTGTATTGGTTTAGTATCAAAACGATCTATGGCATGCTGTATGGCTTTCTCACGTGCTCTGACACTACTTACTTTTACATCATTAGCATACTGTTTAAGCCAATCATCAGCTACTTGTTTGAATGTGCTAGAAGAAGGAGGGATATATTCACCATTTCTTAATTGGCGTTCTATCATTTCAGCTTGATGTTTAGCGTCTGATTTACGTTTAAAGCCAGTCTTAGAAATATATTCATATTTTCCTGTTTCTGCATTTTTCCCTAACGATATACGATAACGCCAGTTATTTTTAGATATTTGATCGTAACTTGCCATTTAATCACCTACTCCTTTTATACATCATCTTCGTCAATTTCTTCTTCTTTGTAAAAGTTATTTGAAACCTTAATTTCATTATTTTCTAAAAAAACTAAATCTTTGAGTATTGAATAAGCAGGTATTGCATTACGATTTAAAAAGTCATCTTCATTATTGAATTTAACAGTTACCATCAAACTTTTATAAGGTTCAAAATTATAAACTAATTGTTGGTTTTTAAAATCAAAGGCATTTCTAAATTCTTCATAACTTTTATAACAGATTACTATAATTTCTTTTAAGAAAACTGTTTCTAAAGTGACGTATTCTTTTATGTCACCAGAAGCAGTAGACTTTTCAAAAAATTTACCACTTTTTAAAAATTCTTTAGGGAAGTCGCCAGAAATAGCTACTTCTACATATTCTTTAGAGAATAAAACCGACAACAAGATTTCTTTTTGTTCTTCATCATTTTCTTTATATACACATTTAAAATATTGTATACGATTATCTTCAAGTTTGTTAAAAATGAATGAACCATACTCAGTTTTTTTAATTTCAATAAATTGTAATGTTTTAAACCCATCGTCTACTATTATTAAATCTTTAACATTACAATCTAACGTTTGAACGATTTTTTCTAAAGTGTCAAATTGTATGCCTTTACTTTTACCAGTAGATAATAGGCTTAATGTATTAATTGATAAACCTGTATTATTTGATAATTCTTTAAGAGTTATCTTTTTTTCTTTCATAACTTTTTTTAAATTGAATTTAATCATAATAAACCTCCATTAAAGATTAAACAAAATTTATCATACGTTAGTAAAATATTCAATAAATTATTGTGAAAATGTTGTTGACATTATTTCAGTAAGAATGTAAACTTTAATTAATTACTAATATATTAGTAATGATTTAACAATATAATTGTAAAAAAGAAGGTGAGAAAAATGATTGTAACTATCAATGAAACATTAATAAAAAAAGCAATGTTTTTAAAAGGGTACGATTTATCTGATTTATCAATCAAAACGAATGTAAGCAAAGCATACTTAAGTCAGATTTTTAATGGTAAGAAAACACCTAGTCCAAAACTAGCAAAAAATATTGCTAACGCTTTAGATGTTCAAATTAAAGATTTATTTTACTTTGAAGAACAGGAGGCATAACCAATGTTCAATATCAATGTTGATGAACAAGAAGCACGTGAATTATTAGAGCAAGCAATTAATCAACGTGTAGATGAACTGGCAAGAGAAAAATTCTTTATGACATACAAAGAATTAGCTGAATACCTAAATTTAAGTAAACCAACGATTGAGGAGATACTTATTAATAACGGTATGAAGTATTACATGGTCGGCTCTACTTATCGTTTTAAGAAGTCAGATGTAGATGAATTCATGGAGAAAATTACATCTCACATGGACATTCATAACAATGATTTCAAGCAGATTAATGTTAAGAAATTGATGGAGGTTCAAAATGGTTAAATTCACATTACAACTATTATTAATCAGTTTAATGACTTTATTAGCTAGTTCATTTATAGCGTTTCATGTAGATCTTGCTATTTATTTATTAGGAAGCACAATCGCATTATTAAATTATGAAAACGTGGAGGCGTAAAAGATGGAACAAGAACAAAAAGAAGTTATTGGTGAAATTTATAACACTTTACAAAAAACAATTGAAGATAAATCAACTGAGTATAAACACACAATAAAAGATGGCAACACTAAATGGACTGAAACCGTAAATCGTGAAGAACACTTGCAAGCGTTAATCGAGTGGGCATTACAACAAATTGAAAATAATTTTGATTTTGAAGAGGAGAACGGAAAAATGAACAAAAAAATGGAAACAGTAAATATTAATGATTTGAAAGTAGATTATAGCTATCGCTCATCAGATAATCCTAGTGCAGATGGTATTGTTGAAAATTTTGAAAGATTTGCGATTGGATATATCACAGTTAGTGCGAGAGAAGATGGACTATATATTATTGATGGTATTCGTCGAGTTGAAGCGCTTAAACATCTAGGTTATGTAGAATGTCCTGCTGAAGTATTACATGGGTTAACTGTTGAAGATGAAGCACGAATTTTTGTTAATATGAATAAGTTTCATGATGAATACGACGAAGAATATGAAGTGTATCCAGATGTTGAAGTGGAGGATGTATAAAATGATAACAGAGATTTTAAAAGCGTATGACGATATGGCAATAACATCTATGAAAGTATCTCAATTAAGAGGAGAAGCAGATAGACTTTCAGAACTAATAGGTTATTTAATTGAAAAAGCTAAAGCATATAGAGAAGAAAAAGATATTAAAGGAGCTGAAGCTATTGAACTTATTATATTAGATGATCTTAAATTTGAATTTGATAGCGCTCACGAAGATTTTAAAGAAGAATTTAAAAATTGGGAACAGAAATATAAAAAATTAGAAAATGTATGTATTTATTATGGCGTTCCAGTACCAAAATTAAAAAATAATAATGTAGTTCAGTTCAGAAAAGGAGTTAAGCAATAATGAATTGGGAAACTAAAAATTTAATTGAAGATATAGATATTATTAAAAGAAAAATCAATGATGCAGTTACAACATTCTGCTGGTTTGATGAAGAATATTTCACTCATGAACCTAATCATGTATTAAGTAAAGATGAAATTTTAGCTCATGGATATAGATATCATGAACACAGAATACAAAATACACAAACAATTGACTTAATGTGTATGTACTTAAAAGAGTTTGATAGCTTATTAGAGCGATTTATAGAATTAGATAAAAAAGATGCACTATCTGTTACAAGCGACCAAACTGAAACAGATAATGCATAGATTGAATAAATTAATAACAGAGTAATTTAGAAATTACACATATTAATTATAACATCACCGTTCTGTTATTTCACTAGAGGTGTAAAGATTGAATGAAATTAAATTAAAATATGATACCAAAGTTTCTGTGATTTGGTATGAAAGTTTGGATGCGAGATCGTTTAAACAGTTTTCGCAGCCTAAATGGAGTGAGTTAGTTAATAGATTATCTATACCACAAAATAATACTAATAAGTATGCTCGTGGTGTAGCTGTATACGGCGATATAAAAGATGGTACTGATGAAGATGGTAAAGAATACAAAAAGTACCGTAATAATGACAATGTAATTTATCGTGATGTCCTAGTGCTGGATTACGACGACGTTCCTAAGTTGAGACTACTACACGATGCAATTACGGAGACTTTAAAAGGTGTTTCATGGATGTATCACACAACTTTTAACCATCGGACAGAAAGCCCTAGAGTACGTTTGTATATCGCTTTGAATGAGCATATAAGTGCAGATGAGTACCGTAAATATACAAAAGTATTAGCGAATAAGATAGGTCATCCAGTAGATGAGGGGAGTTTTCAACCTAGTAGGGCAATGGCATTGCCAGTTTATATAAAAGGTAAATATCCGTTCTTACATCAATATAATGATGCTCCCATTTTGAATGTTGAAACGCTTGAAAAATGGTTAAAAGAAACGAATATACAAACAGATCAACCAAGTATAACTAACTTTAATAAGCGTGATGATACTTATTGGCGTGATATTAGTTTTTCAGTTGCAAAGGGCAATCGTAATAATTCTTTAGCAAGTTTAATAGGACATTTGTTCAGCCGACATGTTAATGAATATATTGTATACTCGTATGCTTTGCTATGGGGACAAAATGCGTGTAATCCACCATTAAAAGAACGTGAAATAAACGCTACATTTCAATCTATTTTAAAGAAGCATCGTAATAAGTAGAAAAGGGGGAAGTATATGGAATTAACTAAAGATGATATTCTTCACGAAATTGAGAAAACTAAGCAAGAAAAGATGCTATTCAAGAAGTTATTCCCAAAGGTTATGAAATTGAGCAACATCAAAATGGTTTGGCACTGTATCAAATTATTCCTAGTAAAAAAGATGGAGAACCAGATAAAAAGATATTCATTACTAATACGATTCCCCAAATTACTGAACGTTTTGAAGATATTGAGAGTAATGAAGTAAGTTACAACATGCTTTTTTATGATAATCAAATACCGGTGAATCTAGGAGTAAGCGCTGAAGAGATAGCTGATAGTCGTCAATTACTGAAGTTGGTTAATAGAAAGTTTGATGTAACTTCTACCACTTCAACTAGGTTGGTTGATTATATAAATAAATCTAAAAGGTACAATCCACCAGTAAACATTAAAGTAGCTACTCGATTAGGTCATGTTAAAGGGTACTTTATTTATCCTTATAAAGAAGAAATGAAAAATAGAAATATTAAGTTGTTTAATAATGACAAAGGCTTTCAAAAGTTAATTGATTCTTTTCAGAGTAAAGGAACATTAGAAGGTTATTCCGAGCATGTATTTTCAAAGATTAAAAATTTGCCAATGGTTATGGTCATGTTATACGCATCATTAGGTTCAGTATTGTTGCGTGAATTTGAATTGCAGCCTTTTATTGTAGAAATATCGGGCAGTACATCTACGGGAAAAACGTTCACACTTAATTTAGTTTCAAGTGTGTGGGGGACAAGTAATCTTATTACTACTTGGAGTTCAACTAATAATAGTATTGAGGCAATGGCATCATTCTTAAATTCGTTTCCAATGTTTAAAGATGATACACGCAATACACATCCAAAATTCGTAGCTAATGCAACTTACAATTTCTCGAGTGGTGAAAGTAAATCAAGAAGTAATATCAATTTAACACTTAATGCCAAAAAGGAATGGCGAAACATCTTACTTTCTACAGGCGAGTCATCTATTTCTAATATGGCAGATGAAAAAGCTGGTGTTTCTGCTCGTGTCGTAACGTTGCAGGATCAACCATATCCTGATAATTTTGACTTCACTACATTAGATAAGGCATTTCGAGATAATTATGGAACGCTAGGAATATCATTCATCAAACAATATCAATCTAAACAAGAATCATATAAAAGTGCATTTGAAAGTTATCAACGTTACTTTAATCAAAAAGGGAGTAACGAAATCATGCAACGACTAGGACATGCATTCGCGTTGTTACAGGTTAGTGGCGAAATACTAAATGATATTGAGGGATTTGAACACGATCATTTTAAAATCATTGAACAAGCTTATAATAGCATGGTTAGAAATAATAAAACGATTGATAAACCTAAGCAACTGTTAGAGGAATTACTTCAATATTTAGATGCGAATAGAAATAATATTGCCGGTGAAGGTTATAGTTCAGTCAAAAACGGTGATATCAAAGCTATATATAAACGTGATTATTTATGTATCTTGGGTGAAACAGTAAAAGAGAAGTTGAGATATGAAATGCAGACTATTACAGGGCAGTGGGATAAAAAAGGTTATTTAATAAAAGGTGAAAAAGATAGATTACAAAAGCAGGTTAAACATGAAACAGTGAAGTATAGGGGGTTTGCTATAAGACAAGAAGTACTAGAAGAATTGGGCTTTGATTTTTCTAATTCATATAATCCTAATTCTGATTATTGATAAGTACCCATAAGTACCCGTTGAGTACCCACAAATAAATACAAAACGGGTACTCAATAAATATAGTAATATCAAGTGTTTATAGTCGATAGTACCCGAAGTACCCATTGTTAATTAATGACATTTAATTAAAGTGAGTTGTTTATAAGAGTATTCATATAATACAGGTTTCCTATTATAAAAAATACGGGTACAACGGGTACTAAATTCATTAAATGCAGCAGTAACAAGAGTTTGAGAGTACCCAGATATAAAAATTAAGTGGGGACTCACTGGGGACTAGTACCCACTTTGAAAAAATATTAAAAAAGTTTTGGAGGTTACACATGGATAAAGAGCAACTTAAACAGCATATGTACGATTATGTAAAAGAACATAAGGAAATTCCTATTTATCAGTTAGAAGATTTATTTAAAGAGTTAGATCATGACTATAAAGGTAAAGCGAGTGTTACAAATGAGCATGATAAAAATATCGTTTTTTGGAGTGGTTGGAATAAGCTCACAATGTATGCGTTGATTGAGTTAGTTAAGGGAGAACATCTTGATCTAATTTATAGAGCTAGCTATGTCATGCGCTATTTGTTAGATGGTAGAGTTCCAAGTTTACCATTAGCTATTACTTACCCAGAATATGGACAACAAACTGAAGTACCTTCATGGGTACCTATGTTACTGAGAGTGACTAAATAAGGAGTGAATGAATATGAATATAGAAATCATCGCAAATCAATTTGAAACAAGAGCAGCTACGTTATTAAGGTACTACACAGGATTGTTAGAGAGCAGTAGAGATAACCACTTCGCTTTTAAAATATATAATGATCCATTTGATATAGTTTATGTGATGATGAACGGGAAGTTATTCGGTCATGTATATATTAAAGATTGCAAAGTAAGAAATTCATTTGAATTAGCGTCTAGTAAGCACACAGAGGGGCTAATAAGAAGTGTTGAGGGATATTATAACGGTTTTGAAATACACGATGATATGCGCCTATCTATTAGTGATATGATGGCAAGTCAATTATTCGCAAATGAATATTTCATGTATGGACTACAAACTTTCACAGAAAGTAATAACACAGATATGTTCACTTATATTGAGGGTGGATTAAATGTTGAAGAACTTGAGGGTATTCAGTCTAGTAATGCTGATGTTGTAGGTAATATCGAAATATTATATCAATTAGCTACTGGGATTAATGAACCTGCACCAGAATTAGTCGAGGGATTGAAGTTAGTTACTGCATTTGTACAAGATGAAAATGCCACACAAGAGGATTATAAGGCGTTAGAGCGTAAGTTAAGTGAGTTGAAAGAATCGTACTATAGTGTGAGTAAGTAGGTAATAAGGGGTCGCATGTAGTGTGTGGCTCCTATATAAAAACTAAAAAAAGCTAAACACTTATTTTTCGTGAGGGGTTAAAACACAAATTTAACAGAACGTATGTTCCCTTATCATAGTGTGTTCTAGTATATGAAAAACACTTATAAAAGTTGTTAATTCAATGTTTATCAGGATTGTTAAGCATAAAATAAAACGAGTAAAAACAAGAACATAAGTTTGTGTTTAAGGTGTAATTTTGATATAATTAGAGTGTGAAGAAAAATTAAATGTATCATTACCGTTTTAGGAAGTTAGTAAGTAGAAAGGGAATACTAAACAAAACGAGGAATTAAACATGATAGATACATTAAATAAAAATCAATCTGTACCAACCGAAAATTTAAGAATTTTCGATACTATTCAGAACTCAAAAGATAAGTATATAACTAAGTCCAAGATACTTAACTTAATGGGTTACGAGTATAATTCATCTAATGAAAGATGGTTAAGAAATGCTATAAGCAAATTGATTGATGATTATAGTTATCCTATAGGATGTAGCTATAAAAAACATGAACGTGGTTATTACATCATTACTACCGATGAAGAAAAGCAGCAAGCAATGGAAAGTATTAAAAGATTAGCAGACGGTAGTATGAAACGTTATGAGGCTTTAAAACGTATTAAATTATAAGAGGTGTAGCATTTGGGAGTAGGACAAAGATATGCTGTTATTCAACTCAAAACTAAGTACAATGCTGCATTCTTAAAAAATGAGTTTGATAAATGGGAACAACGTATTGAAGATATGTACGCTTTACATTATCCAAGAATGTTTATTGATCCATACACTATGCAGTTGTCCTATGAATCAAATCACATTGAAGATTTGGCATTAAGTATTATTGAAGAACGTGAGAAGCTAGAGAAATTTAAGCATAAATCTAATCATGATTTAAAGAAGTTTAACATTATACTATCTAACTATAGTGATAGTGAACAACGTCAGATAAAGAGATATCAAAGAGATGACATATTAGCTGATGAGAGCCTTATATTACGCATATGTGAGGATATAAGTAACATAGATAGTAAGGACAAGAATAATAGAAATACTGCTATACAAGAAGAAATTAAAGCTGATAAAGAGCGACGTAGGGCAGAAGGTAAGGCGCGAAAAGAAAGAATTAAAGCGCGTATGAAACGAGCAAGACAAGAAAAGCTTTTAAAAGCAAATTAAAAAGAAAGAGGTATGTATTATGACAACAACTACTTATCAAGGTACAACACAAGACGTATGGAGTGTATTATTCGATAACAGAAAGTATAAAGATTTATTAGATGAAGTAAATAAATTAATTGAAGATACTAAACGTTTATACAAGAAAGGCTATCGTTTAGAGGCAATAGACGAACAACAAAAGCCCAAAGTTACTGAACTCGAAAATAAATTCAAACAGTTTGCTACGGATAGATTAAATGAAATAGAGCAACGCTGTAATGAGATTGAAAAAGAAAGCCAAAAAGATAGTGTTAAAGATCCACAAACTGAAATTATTAAACGTCAGAATTTAGAAGCTAGATTATCATTCTATAGCGATAGTGAGATTGTAGACTATATCAATAGTAAAGATGTAACGAATACTGATATTTATGAATTAAGCTTGTTGCAACAAAAATATGACAATCAATTAAACGAATCACAACAACGTCAAGTTGCATTTAAACTCGAAGAATTAAAACAAGGTGTTTTATATCCATACACTACAAACGAAGAATATAGTAACTTAATGTTTGAGTATAGTGTCATTAATCAAACAGGAATGGCTAAAACTGGTGTAGTTATTACTAAGAATGAACAGTATGGTGGCGTTGAAATTAAACAACTTACTGAACGTTATAAAAATGCGATTAACGAAGTGAAACAAAGTAACAATAGAAGATAATTAAACAATTTGCCTATCCTTAAATGGGTAGGCTCATTCTAGTTATAAGGAGTGATGATATGGACAAATTAACGCCAAAACAAGAGCGTTTTGCGAATGAGTATATTAAGACACTCAATGTTACTCAAAGCGCTATAAAGGCAGGATATAGCCCCAATAGTGCACATGTAACAGGTAGTCGATTACTACGTAAAGATAAAGTAGACGAATATATTAAAAGTAAGAAAGACGAGATTATGGACGATACTATTTTATCAGCCAAAGAGTTACTGTATCTATTAACTCAAGCAGCAGTAGGCGACGAAACTGAAACAAAAGAAGCTGTAGTGAAGAAAGGTACTTTTGAACGAAATCCAGACAGTGGAAGAATGAACCTCGTATATAATGAGCATGTGGAAACAGTAGATGTACCTATCAAACCTAGTGATCGCATGAAAGCTCGTGACCTGATTGGTCGTTACCACAGCTTATTCACTGAGAAAGTAGACTTGAATGTAGCTACACCAGTGTTTATAGATGGTATCGGAGAAGATGATGAAAAGAATGTTATGGATTTAGAAGAGTTGGGTAAGTAACATCCCAATACTAATTTCCATATTGATAATAATAGGGAGATTTGAGGAATAAATAAAGCGCCAAGCCCATGTGGTTTGGTGTTTTATTTGTATAGTTCACGTAAACAATTATTATTGGAAACTCGCTTTTTTGTGAAAGATGAAAAGTGATATTTATATACGAATAAGTGTTAAAAGTGTTAAATATGATTATATAATGTATACTTAGTTTACAAAAAATATTGACAATATCGTAATATTAAGTAGATAATTATGTTGTTTATATGGTTAAAGTGACTAGGTGATTAAATTGAGTTTGCAAAATAAAAGTAAAAAAAGTAGAGAATTAGCTCATAAAATAAAAAATGAATATAGTGATTTAGCTGCAAATAGATTTTATTTCTCATGCTTTCAAAAATTACTATACTTAGCACAAACTGAACTGCAATATTCTCGAAATGAAAGCGACAAATCTTCGCATATGGCACTAATTTTGTTTGTTGAAAAAGAAATAAATATAGCTATGAAAGATGAAAGCAAGCGAATGAAATTAATAAGAGCAAAAAATATTAAATCTGCTTATTTAAAATTAAAGCAATATAGAATAAAAGCAGATTATCATGATGAGAGTATTTCAATGGAAGAAATTAAATTAATTTTAGAAGACGTAAAAACATTCGATAGTTGCTATCAAATAATAAAAGATGAAATGTGAGTGATTACTATGAAATACAGAAATGAAATTTTAAATAAGTCTTATACTGATACTGTTGATAAATTGAATAAAATAAAAGGTTTAGAAAACAAGTTCATTTACCGTTATGATAGCAAAAACAACTGGTATGATATAATTCACTCTATTAATAATGAATTACAAATCAATGATCAAGTAGCAAAAATTGTTTCTGATATCTTATATGAAGAATTGTTAAGTAAAGATATATTTAACTTTTCTTTTTATGAAGATAAAAATATAATTTCTGAGAGTACACTTGAGTTTACATTTAATACAAAGAAGGTAATTTCTGATAGATATATTGTTTCAAACTCAAAATTTAATATGAGTAATTTTAAAAGTAAAACTACTAAAAAACTTAGTCATGACGAAATGAAAATAGCTTAATAGGTGATGGATTATGGATATAATAATGAATTTTAAAAGTTTTAGATTAATGAATGTGGAATTAAATACTGTAAATCAAGAAAAAGAAGAAAATGATAAAACAAGTTTAAGAGTTAACGCAGGTACATCTGATATTAATGAAGATGGAGAAGGGCAATTAGAGATTGAATTTAATATATTCGAAAAAGAAGAGGGATATTCTAGAGAGATTAAAATTAAAGTTTTAGGTATTTTTGAGTTTCCAAATAAAAAAAATAACAACGAATATAATTTAGATGAAATTTTAAAAATTAATGGTACAGCCATATTAATGCCTTATATTAGAACTTTACTTTCTTCACTCACAAGTTTTGATGATTCGACTGAACATATATTATTACCAGCTTTAAATGTTAAATCTATGTTTGAACAAAGTGAATCAGAATAAATAATTAAAACCCCACTTTTTATAGAGAGTGGCGTTTTTTACGCTGATAGACGCCCTGTGTTACAGTGAGGAATGAGTTTATGTAACTATGTATGTTAAAGTATAAATGAGAATTTGTGAAAAAATTAAGTGAGTGTGTATATGGCTAAATGCTTGTCTTTAAAAGTAATATTAAATTCACGAATTATTTTTAAGTATTAGTTTCATTATCTATAACAGTAAAAATGATGAATAGGTGTGTGAATATGGCAAAATATTTTACTTCACTTAAATTAGGTTTATATCTTTTAATTTTAATTGTATTACAGCCCATCGTTTTCAATAGTTTAAATTTATACCGATCTAAAATCAT